GAATTTGCTAAAAGTGGAGGTGGTCATCATACATTACATACACATTGGAATGGTCATATATCTGGTTTTTATTTTTTAAAAGCTAGTGACAAAACTTCATTACCTTTATTTGAAGATCCGAGACCAGGTAATATTATGAATCTTTTACCTGAATTAGATAAAACAAAAATAACCTATGCCAGTTCAGCTGTGCATTATAAAGTTAAACCAGGTCGAATGATATTCTTTCCGTCTTACATGCCTCATCAATACATAGTTGATTTAGGTATAGAGCCGTTTAGATTTATACATTGGAACTGCCAAGCAATACCAAAAGGAGTATTAAATGTCGTTCAAGAAAAATAAATATAAAGTATTAAAAACAGCAATATCGCCTGAACTAGCAGAGTTTGTTTACACATATTTTTTAAACAAAAGAACAGCTGCAAGATTTTTATTTGATCAAAAATATTTATCACCATTTAATACAGAGCATGGTGTATGGAATGATGAACAAGTTCCTAATACTTATTCACATTATGGTGATATGGTAATGGAAACATTATTAGGTAAATTAAATGACAAAATGAATAAAGAAACTTCACTAAAGTTAAGTCCTACTTATTCCTATGCAAGAATTTATAAAAAAGGAGACATCTTGGCTAGACATAAAGATAGATATTCATGTGAAGTATCTACTACGTTAAACTTAGGTGGAGACCCGTGGCCCATATATTTAGATCCAACAGGTAAAGAAGGACAAGCTGGTGTTAAAGTTAATCTTGAACCAGGTGACATGTTAATTTATTCTGGTTGTGATTTAGAACATTGGCGAGAACCTTTTGAAGGTAAAGATTGTGCACAAGTATTTCTACATTACAATAATTTAAAAGGTAAAGATGCTAAACAAAATTTATATGACAAGCGTCCTATGTTAGGTTTACCTGCATATTTTAAAGGCTTTACAGTTCCTAAAAAATAATATATACAATAAGCTTGCGGAGGGATGATCCACCACTGATTCCCTCTGCTTTATTCATATTGATATATGCTCTAATCTAGTATATTTTGTAACTTGGAGTTTATATGTTAACAAAAATCACATTAAAACCAGGTTTAGATAAACAATCATCAGATACTGGCGCAGAAGGAAGATGGGTCAATGGTGACTACATGCGTTTCAGATATAGTTATCCTGAAAAAATAGGTGGGTGGTCTCAATTAACAGCAAGTAATTTAGTAGGTGCAGGCAGGGATCAACATGCTTGGGTAGATAATGCCGGTAATAAATATGTAGCAATTGGCACCAACAAAATGCTTTACATTTATTTTGAAGGTGCTGTTTATGACATAACTCCAATTGATACAGATAAGATTCAAACCGGAGTTTCTATTGGAACTTCTAATGGTTCAGATGTTTTAACACTAACTTATGGTGCTGCACACAATGCAACAGTAGGTGATATTCTTTTAGTAAGAGATGGGTCTATTGCTTTAACAGGGGTTAGTACTTCTTTTACAGCTGCTGACTTTAATGGAAAGTTATTTGAAGTATTAAGCACTCCAAGTGCTACTACACTAACTACTCAAATGACAACTTTAGCTAATAATAACGAAACAGGTACAGGTGGTGCTATGGCAACTGCAACTATCGATCCTTATTATGAAATAGGACCTGTTACTCAAGGATATGGTTTTGGTTGGGGTACAAATACATTTGGTGGACAAGTTATTCCACCAACATTTACAACTTTAGATGGTGTATTAACAGCAAGTGGTGGTAACAATGGTTCTGCTACAGAAATTACTTTAACTTCAACAACCAGTTTTACAATTCCCAGTGGCGGATCAACTGAAGTTATTCAAATAGACAATGAATTAATTGGCTACACTGGAATTACAGGCAACAAAGTAACAGGTATAACAAGAAGTATTAGTGGAACTACTGCTGCTTCTCATACTAATGGAACAACTGTTTTTGATGCAAGTGGCTATGTAGGTTGGGGTAGCGCAAGTTCTTCAGCGCAAGTTGTAATTGAACCAGGACAATGGAGATTAGTTAACTATGGACAAATTTTAATAGCCTTAGTACACAACAAAAAAGTATGGCAATGGGATCCAACTCAAACTAATGCTTTAATTACAAGAGCCGTTATACTACCTAATGCACCAACAGCATCAAGAGACATGGCTGTATCAACACCTGATAGACATTTAGTTTTTATTGGAACAGAAACAACCTTAGGCGATTCTACTACACAAGATGATATGTTTGTAAGATTTTCAGACCAAGAAAATATTGATGGGGTTGGAGCTTATACTGCAACCGCTACTAACACAGCAGGTTCTCAAAGATTGCCGGATGGATCTAAATTACTAGCAGTAATTGCAGGTAAGACTGCATTATATGTTTGGTCAGATACTGCAATGTATACAATGAAATTTGTAGGCCAACCTTTTACTTTTGGTTTTGAACAAGTTGGTACTAACTGTGGAATATCTAGTCAACATGCACCAGTCGAAATTGATGGTGTTGCATATTGGATGGGACCTAATGGTTTCTTTAAATATACAGGGGGTAGAGTTTATAGTATGCCTTGTCTTGTTGAAGATTATGTTTTTGAAGATATTAATGTAAATGCTAACCAACAAATACACGGAGCTGTAAACAATTTATTTGGTGAAGTAACTTGGTTTTATTGTGGTCAAGGATCAGACGAAGTTAATCGATCAGTTAGTTACAATTATATAGAATCAAGCGACTCGGATCCAATATGGACAACTAGTTCACTTGCTAGAACGACTTGGACACCAGAAGGAGTTTATGGAAAACCTTATGCTACACAGTATGTAACTAATATTGCACCAACAGAACCAAGTGTAAATGGTGTAACTAATGGTGCTAGTTATTTTTGGCAACACGAAGTAGGGACTGATGAAGTTTTTGCTAGTGGGACTGTAAATGCAATACTAGCTAACATAGAATCTGGAGATTATGATATTAGTGATCAACAAGGCCTTGCAGGGGATGGTGAATTTATGATGAGAATAAGTAGATTTTTACCTGACTTTGGTGCACAAACAGGAAATGCACAAGTTGCATTAAACACAAAAGCTTTTCCTAATAGTAATACTGTAACCAATACTTTTACGGCAACAACAAGTACCACACAATTAAACACTAGGATAAGAGCTCGTCAAATAGCTTTTAAAGTATCTAATACAGGTACTGGAGAAAACTGGAGACTAGGAACTTTTAGACTAGATATACATGCAGGAGGAAGAAGATAATGGCAAAAATATCAGAAGTAGTACCTACAATTGAAGGACCAGAGTTTGATAGACAAAACGTACAAAATTTGGCTAACAACGTAATATCAATTGTACAAAAAATGAATACTACATACCAACAACAAATAAAGGATGAGCAAGAAGCCTTTACATTTTTTACAAGTTAAGTTAAAACAATAAAAAGACTATAATGGCTAATGCATATAAACTACATCATACTACTTTGGCTGCTGCTACTACAGCTGACTGTTATACAGTACCAGCTGCAACTGTAGGAATTCTTAAATCTATTTCTGTATACAATGCAAATGTGGGGACAGCGGCTTTAACTCTATCTGTTTTTGATAGTAGTTCTAGTACAGCATTTATTTACGATAAACATTCTTTAGCGACTACTGTTAAATATGAATTTTTAAAAGGAGAGGATTCAACTGTGTTGATATTAGAAGAAGGAGACAAGATTCAAATGCTTTCTGATGTTGCAAGCCCAATAGTTACAATAAGCGTATTACAACAGGATAGGACTTAATGACAAAAACAACAATAATTAATGGACAAGAAGTACCTTTGGTAGAAGCAGAAGTAATAACAATTTACAGACACAAAGAGACAGGCGAAACATTTAAAGAAAAAACCATGTGGGAAGCTAAAGGTTTTAAGCCAGAAGATATGGCTCAAGACATTAAAGTTGTGATGCCGACACTTGATTTATGTGGAAAAAACGGGTAAGAGTATAGATTCCAGGTGAAACGCCTGCTATTTTAATATACAATATACCTAGGGGAATATAAAATTTTATGGCTATCACTAATAGTAAACAAGCAGCAGATTTTCTAAACAAACGTGCGCCAAAAGGTGAGTCTTTAGCATTCATTAATGAATCAGAAGCAAGATTATTAAAAGCAAATGGTGGTATGGGATTAGCTTTACCTGATACAGGTGGAGTTCCGTCTTATATTGATTGGGGAGCGGCTTGGGAGACTGCAAAAGAATGGGGTAAAAACGCAGTTAAGAATGTTGACTTTGGAGAATGGGTAGATATTGGTACTAAAGCTTGGGACACTTACGCAAAATACAAAAGTGAAAAAGGACAGAATGAAGCTGACAAAGCAACATATGATAAATATTTACAAGACACTGCAGATTATGAAAGAGCTGCAGAAATTGCTATTGCAGAAAATTTAACACCTATGGCTGTAGCAAAACCTGCATTAACAAAAGCAGACATTACTGATTTTACTTTAGTTAAAGACGGTGGCATCATTGGTTTAAAAAATGGTGGCCGACCTGGCTACATGATGGGAGATATGGTTATGGAAGAAACAACAATGGCGTCAGCCCCTGCTGATGTAAAAGAATCTTTAAATAGTATTCCACCAGAAATGCAAGCAATCTCACAAAAGTTATTTCAAAAAGCAGTAGAAGAATTAACAGAACAAGAATTACAAATGCTTATGGCATACATGGAAAAAGCAGCAATGGAAACTGCTACAGCACAAGCTCCTATGGAAGAAGAAATGATGACTTCTGAAACAATCATGGCAGCTAACGGTGGTATCATGAATAATAAAAGAGGGTTTGTAGATGGCCCTGGTGGTTATGCTGGTGAACTAGTAGAACCCGGTGGCGGAATAAAAATATTTGAAGATGGTGTACCTACAAAAAACTTTCAAGATGACAGAATTGTTCCAGAAGAATTTGCACTTGAACCTGAAAACAGAAACCCAGAAATATTTGAAGATAGTGGAGATCAATCTATACTTGAAATTAGTGATGAGCAATCTGATTTAATGCAAGGTGGTGAACAATACAATAAAGAATATTTAGTTGTTGCAAAACAAATTCAAGAAAGATTTCCAGAGTATACGTTAGAACGAATTATAGCTGAAATGCAACAAGACGTTGCTTTGATGACACTGGACGAAAATTACGACTCTATGTTAGAAAAAGGTAATATGATAACAGGAACAGATAATGTTTTAAAATCTATAACTCCTGAAAGTGTTCAAAGAACTATTCAAAGATTTGCTAGAGGTGACACTGCAGCAGGCAATATTCCTGAAGAAATGTTTACAAAATTTAACAAAGGTGGTGGTGCTGGTATTGAAGCATTAAGAAAAGTTAGACCTGATGTTGTAGAAAAAATGGGTTTTAACAAAGGTGGCGGTGCTGGTATAGAAGCACTTAGAAAAGTTAGACCCGACGTTGTAGAAACAATGGGATTTAATATGGGTGGTAGAGCTCGTTATGCTGAGGGACCAGCAGATCCTTCTACTGATGCAGAGATAGATGCAATTTATGGAGCAGGTGCTGCAGAAAGTGCAATGGAAGACGCGATGAATTTGGATCCAAATGATATGAATCTTGGTAATGAAATGGCTTCGTTAACCGAAGAATATAATAAATATGTATTTGAAATGGAAGAAATGGGTTTAGTACCAATGGGTATTGAACAGTTTAGAGATCAAGCAATTGCTGAGGGTAAAATGGCTTCAGCCCCTGACGCTAGTTCCGAGTTAAATGATGCAGCGTTAAATGTTTACGGTGTACCTTTAAATGAACTTTCAGACGAGCAAATAGAAACTTTAAAAGAACTTCAAATGAATAGATCAATGCCACAAGATAAAGGTATTATGATGGCTGCTAGAGGCGGTAGAGCTATGTATGCCTATGGTCAAGGACCCGTTATGAACCAGGGTATTGGTACAATGATGGCTAACGATGGTATGGAAATGTTAGACATGGGTGGTATGGAAAAAGATTATAGATTTAATGGTGGCTTTGTCCCTATGGGAGAGTACGAAAAAAAAGATGACGTTCCTGCAAGACTATCAAAGAATGAATTTGTTTTCACAGCTGATGCCGTAAGAGCTGCAGGTGGTGGAAGTATTAAAAAAGGTGCACAAAAAATGTATGACACTATGAAAAATTTAGAGGCTAACGTATAATGGCTGCTACAGGTTCAAGATATGATGTAACCGGTGGTTCAACTGGTTTATTACCTAGTACTATTTTAGGTCCTTACGGTGAAAAGGCTCTTCAATATGGTATCGGGCAACTAGGGACTCCTATAAATACTGAAGCATTATCTCCAAAAGTTGCAGGTCAATCCGCATTTCAACAACAAGCTGCTCAAGGTTTAGCTGATCAATCTGGTTTAGGTTCTATTCAAAGGGATGCTAGTGGACAAGTTATAGGTTTTACAGGTGGTACAGGTGTTGCATCTTATCAACCTTATCTAACAGCAGGCGCAGGTTTTAATCAAGCAGCTGCTAATCTTGCAGATCCTTCTCAAGATTACAAAGCATTTATGTCACCGTATCAACAACAAATTATTGATACAACAATGGCTGATTACGATAGACAAGCACAAATTTCTCAACAAGGTATTTCACAAAATGCATTAACCGCTGGAGCCTTTGGTGGTTCTAGACAAGGTGTTGCAGAAGCTGAATATCAATCTAACTCTGATAGAAATAGAGCAGCAGTATTGGCTGGACTTTATGGTCAAGGTTATAATCAAGCACAAGATTTAAGACAACAGTCTATGAGTAATCAATTAGGCTTAGGTGCATTACAAAATCAAATGGCACAGTTTGTACCAGGATTAGATTCACAAAGAATTGCTGGTCTTGAAGCATTAGGTGCACAAGATCAAATTCTAGAACAAAATAAATTAAATGCTATTACAACAGCTAATCAAACAGCTTATCAATTACCAATGCAAAGAATTAGTGACTACGCAAATATCTATGGAACGATAGCAGGTGCTATGCCTGGACAACAACAAGGTCCTGGTTTTAGAGATAACCCTATCTATACAGGTATCGGTGGCTTTGCTAATGTTATGGGTGCATTCGGTAATGCAGCTCAAGCG